ATAAGGTTATTCCCTTTAATTTGGGGTAATCTTAATACTTTATTTGACGAAAGTGATTACGACCTTAAAAAATTAGTTTTGCTTGAGTTATTTAAAAAAAGTGCTGATGATTTTATTAATTTCATGAATAAATTAGAGAATGAACCAGATATGGCCAAGAAATATATCGAAATGATTATTAAAGATAAGAGGCTTGAGATCATGGAGTTCGAATTTAACAATTCCATGGATGATATAGACCTTAGCGATTTAGGGTTATAATAAACTATTTATATATATGAGAAAAGAGATAACTGACAAGAGGGAATTACTACTTGAATACACTAAATGTTCAGGTGACCCCGTGTATGTTATAGAAAGTTATTTCGAAACCTTCGATAAAACTAGAGAGGGTTACGTACCATTTGAATTATTTGATGGTCAAAAAAAATTAGTATCAAATTACAAAGAACACAGGTTTAATCTAGTATTAAAATACAGACAAGCTGGTATATCGACTGTAACAGCCGCATACTCAGCGGTATTAACCGCTTTCGCTAGTCCAGATAGACCAGAAAAAGTATTGATATTAGCCAATAAACAAGAAACGGCTATAGAGTTCCAGAACAAAATAATTAATTTTATAAAACAACTACCTAATTGGGTAAATGTGGGGTTCGAAAAATCTTCTCAAAAACACGTCAGGTTATCTAATGGTTCTGAAATAAAAGCCGTAGCAACATCACAAGATGCACTGCGTGGATACACACCTACAGTACTATTAATTGATGAAGCCGCCTTCGTTGAAGGTGGACAAGAGTTATGGACAGCATGTTTAGCCTCAATAGGTACAGGTGGTAAAGCGGTACTAATATCAACACCTAACGGACTAGATCCTATATACTACGCATCATACGAAGGTGCCATTAAGGGTGATAACAGTTTCTGTGTAACCCATTTAAAATGGTGGAGAGACCCAAGATTTAATAAGGACTTAAAATTAGTAGAAACTAAAGATGTTGTCGATTGGTTCCAAAAACCAGATAAAGAAAAAACCGAAAAAGTTATAAGTGATGCAATAAACCTAAAAGTTAAAGAAATAGCAAAGCTTATAGAAGATGGTTATAAACCATACTCTTCTTGGTACGAAAACATGTGTAGAGACATGAACTTTAATAAGCGTATGATAAACCAAGAGTTAGAGTGTGCGTTTATTGGTTCAGGTGACAACGTTATTGAAGGTGATGTAATAAGGAAACAAGAACAAGAAAACGTAAAGAACCCAGTCATTAAAGATAAGGCTTGGGATAGTAATATGTGGATATGGGAGTTACCACAAAAAGGGCATAGGTATATACTAGCATTAGACGTATCCAGAGGAGACTCTGAGGATGCTACTGGTATGACTATTATTGACTATGACACATTCGAACAAGTAGCTGAGTACCATGGTAAAGTACCACCAGACATAGCAGCACAATTAGTTGACAAGTACGGTAGGATGTATGATGCGTTATCGACGTTTGATATAACTGGAGGTATGGGTGTAGCTACTACACAAAAACTAAAAGAGCTTAATTACCCTAAAAAATTACTACATTACGATAAAGATGGTGATAATAGCATGTATCATATGTTAGATGATAACGCTATACCTGGTATAAACTTTGCCTCTAGAAACAGAAGGAGTCAAATAGTTGCTGCTTTAGAAGAAGCGGTAGCTAGAGGTGGTTTTAAGATTAGAAGTGAAAGATTAACCGCCGAATTAAAGAAATTTGTCTACAAAAACGGTAAACCTAATCACATGAAGGGTGCTCACGATGATTTGATTATGGCGTTAGGTATGGCTTTATTCGTAGCCAACACAGCCTTTAAAAGATTACAAGAATCAGAAAACATGACCAAAGCCATGTTAAGTAGCTGGAAAGTAAGAACTAATGAAACAAAATCTGAATCAAACTATTTATCAGGTAGTATTAGCAGTAAACCAAATTATGAGAACTCAACTAAAAGTAAGGGTAGTAGCTTAAATCAAACCATTAACAATACCCAAGAGTACGGTTGGTTATTCGGTTCTAATAGGAAAAAATAAATAAAACAAAAAAAAACAAAAAACAAATGGGAAATATATTAATTAAACAAGGTAGGTCATCAGGACCTGGATCATCATCCATAGCAAGGACAAACATTAAAAAAAGTGATCCTATAAGCGGTGCTGCATTAGAAGGTAATTTAAACTCGATAAAGTGTTCACCAGAATCAGATGGTACAACAACTTTCGTACAAGAAAAAGTTTGGTCATCCGATATAGGTAATTACAAATTCCCTCCATTCGTTGACTGCGAATATGTAGATTAAAAAAAAAGAATATGGCAAAGAATTTAACGATATTTCAAAGATTAAACAAGGTACTGGGCAACGAGGTTGACGGTCCTAAGTACGTTATAGACCCTAACTCGTTCAACGGATTAGAAGGTGATGCGCTAGATCAAAAGAAATTAGAAGCTCAACAAACAGTATTTTTACAAAATCAGTGGAAAAAGATAGATAACGAACTTTATCAAAAAGCTGTTTATTATGAACCAACTAGAATAGCATCGTATTATGATTACGAAGCCATGGAATACACCCCAGAAATTTCGGTTGCGTTGGATATTTTTGCTGAAGAAGCTACCACACCAAATGAAAACGGTAGGGTATTAAGTATATACTCTGATAGTTCTAGAATAAAGAAAGAATTGGAGCGTTTATTTATGAACGTGTTGGATATAGATGCTAACCTAACACCATGGACTAGAAACTTATGTAAGTACGGCGATAACTTCATATACAATAAAGTGGTACCTGGACAAGGTATCGTTGGAGTTACTCAGTTACCTAACATTGAAATGACTAGGTCTGAGCCTGGATTCGCCAAAGTTAATAGTTTAGATAGTCAACAGAAAGAAGTTAACACCGCATTCCATTGGAAAGATAAAAACATTGAATTTAATTCATTTGAAGTATCACACTTTAGGTTATTAGGTGATGACAGGAGGTTACCTTACGGTACGTCTATGTTAGAAAAAGTTAGACGTATATGGAAACAGTTATTACTTTCAGAGGATGCTATGTTAGTCTACCGTGTTACTAGGGCACCAGAAAGACGTGTGTACAAAGTATTTGTGGGTAATATGGATGATAAAGATGTTGACGCTTATGTTGATAAAATAGCTAACAACTTTAAAAGGACTAATATGGTTGACAACGACAACGGTAACCAAGATACTAGGTACAATGCGTTAGCCGTAGATCAAGATTACTTCATACCAGTCAGAGACCCAGGTCTAGCTATGCCAATAGAAACACTACCTGGTGCGCAAAACCTATCAGAAATAGCTGATATAGAATATATACAGAAAAAGATGTTAGCGGCACTTAGAGTACCTAAGGCCTTCATAGGGTTTGAAGAAACATTGGGTGACGGTAAAAACTTAGCTATATTAGATGTACGTTTCGCTAGAGCAGTCCATAGGATACAAAAAGCTCTTATACAAGAACTAAATAAAATAGCTATAATACACCTACACTCAAAAGGGTACGAGGATGATCTAGAGAATTTTACTCTAAGCCTAACTAGTCCATCAACACAAGCAGAAATGCTTAAAATACAAAACTGGAAAGAGAAAGTTATGTTATATCGTGACTCTGTTTCTGATGCTGGTAATGGTTTTAGTGCTATGTCAATGACTTATGCTAAAAAAGAGATTTTAAACATGAGTGATGATGAGATTAAACTAGATATACAAAGACAAGCAATAGAAAAAGCAGGTGGGGAAGAAATTAAATCCTTAGGTGAGACCATAAAACAAACTGGTGTGTTTAGAGATATATACAAACTATACAAAATAGACCCAGATAGTATGATGGTAGGTGATGACTCAGATAACCCTGCGAGTACAGACTCAGGTTCAGGTACAGATTTTAATTCCGAACCCTCTGATGATGCTGGTTTTGACCTAGGTGGTGATGAGGCGAGTGATGACTTAGGGACAGATTTCACAGCACCTTTAGAAGTACCAGGTGAAGAACCCTTAGCCGAAATAAGTAACAAAAAAATAGAAAATAAGAACAGGATGATTAACGAATCTATCAGAAAGACGATAGATGATATTAATAACTTATTATAATAACGACTATTTATATAAAAATTAAATAAAATGTTTGGAAAATTAAAAGAAAGTGTACTATCAAGCCTAGAGAGTACTATGAATAATAAAGGCGAAAAAGATTTTAAATCAGAATTTGCTGAATATATTAAGGTTTTAAAAGAAGATAATGTATTAAGAGAGTTTAATGAAACTTATAACTTATTAAATGATCTAAAGTTTGATGATGAGTTAATGGCTTTAGCATTTGTTGACGAATCAATAAAGCGTTTAAAAGAGATCGATGGGACGTCTACAGATAAATTAAGTAAACTTACCGAAGAAACTATCGATATAAGTGGTACGATTAACCATAGTATAGACGAACTAGTCTTCAATAAAAATCTAAGTATTGTCGATAAAGTTGAGCACAAAACGAAGTTGGTTAGAAATGTGATAAAAAACAGCGTTAATGGTGAAGAGTTAAACGAATCTATAGACTCTATAACATCAAGGTTAAATAACAAGGTCTCTCAGTTAAATGAGGAACAAGTTAAAGCGTTAAATATTTTTGCCGATAATGATGAATCAAAAATAAACGAGTATTACGCGACGCTTATCAATGAAGTTTCTGCTCTAGTTAACAAAACTGTTAACGAGTCAAATGATATAATTATCGTAAAAAAATTGTTAAGTGTTAATACTAGATTAAACGAGATGTCTAATAATAAACCTACACTTGAGGCTATAGACGACATATTAGATTTAAAGAAAACCTTCATTTAATTAGGGTTTGCATTAAGTTGTATCAGATACTAATTAAACTTATTGAAAATAAAAAAGCCAGAGGTAGCGAACTTCTGGCTTTTTTTGTTACCGAAACGGTAACGGTCCTAAAACACCGCCTAAAGCGGAATATCATATACTAATCTTTAAAATTTAAAATCTACACCTATAAATAGGTGATTTATTTGGTTAATCACTTTTATTTCACTATTATTATATAGTAACAACAATAAACTTTTGATTAAAATGGTTAGAAAGAATGCAAAGCAAATTTGGGAAAGAAAAAAAATTATTCACAAACGAAAAATTTAGAGTTAAATACGGTACTATAGACGCCGTAAAATTAAACGCGATATACATAAATATCGATTCATGGGTAAAACCTGGTGAAATAGATAACTACGAATCTTACATAAGATTCATACGTAAAGGGGTTATCTTAAAAATAAAAGAAGATTTAAATACCGAAGTGTTATCTAAAAACATAATAGTTGATTTAGATCTTAGAGCCTCAGGTATGAGTAAGGGTAAAAAAAGTTTCATGTCAATCGAAATAACTATATACCCAATAATAAAAACAGAATTTAATTCTGACATCATAAAACAAAATGTTAGTGCTATAGTTAGCAACGCCATAGAGTCATTAGAACTTAATGAATTAACATTTTATTCCAAAAAGAAAGAAAGTAAGGTACTGGAAAACACTCTATAAATTAACAAAAAAGATAGGGTGTGAGTGAAGGTATGTACACATCATACAGTTTAGAAAAGTATTTGCACCATTTCTCTTATATTTATAAGATATAAATCCTATAGAAATGAGTTTAAAAATTTTAAAAGAAAACGAAGAAGGTTTCGGTATACTAGTAGAAGGAGATGCTGGTTACGTATCAGATGGAATACACGGAGATATAATCAATGAAGAAGCCAATAGAGGTGAATTAGATTTAACCCAACCAATATACTACTATGCAACCTTACAAAAATACGGTACGGAAAACAGAAACGGTAGGGTATACCCAGAAGCTATATTAAAGAGAGAGGTTGAGAAGTATAGAGAGGTTATAAAAAGGAATTCTAGTTTTCACGAACTAGATCACCCACAAGAATCTGTTATATCATTAAAAGGTGGTTCACCACACAGGATAGTCGATATGTTCTGGAGAGATAATGTTTTAATTGGTAAATTAGAGATATTAGTATCTGAAGGTTTTAGAAAAAGTGGTATCATTTCGTGCAACGGAGACTTAACAGCCATGTACCTTTCTTACGGTATGACTTTAGGTATATCATCTAGAGGTGTAGGTAGTCTGAAAAAGGTTAATGGTAAAAACGTTGTCCAAGACGATTTCGAATTAATTTGCTGGGATGTAGTATCCTCACCATCAACACCAGGTTCATATCTATACAAAGACCAAAACGAATTTAAAAAATACGACGAAGTGTTAGACGATGATTCTAGTATTAGTGAAAACAAAACCGAAGTAGATAAAGAAAACTCGTTCATAAATAATTTGAACAAATTTTTAGGAATGTAACTTTATTTTGTGATAATATATCTTATCATTACGATATAAAAAAACATTAAGATGAAAACATATTATTGGTACACAGTAACTATTCAGTTAATCGTTGAGGACGAACAAACTGGTAAAATTAAAAAAGTTAAAGAAAATTATCTAGCTAAAGCTATTTCAGTTACAGACGCTGAAGCCACAGTCATTAAAGATCTAGAAGGTTACTCGGGAGAGTATAGGATATTAAAAATTGACGAATCTAGGTTAGTGAAGGTTATCATACCAGAGGGTGTTGAAGTAAACGCCCAGTAACAAGGTATTAAAATAAGTAAACCCACCGTTGATAAAATGGTGGGTTTTTTTTGTAAAAATACACCACTTATATACGTTTTGTGTTTTTTACGATTTTTTATAGTATTTATAACTAAGATAATACATCATAAGAATATTCAATTATTTAAAGATATGAGCAAAACAAATATTTTAGAGGAAACTCTTGCAGAAATTCAGGAACTTAGAAAAGCTGTTTCTGAAAATGCTAATCACGCATTAAAGAGTACACTCAAAGAAGAGTTAGAAGAAATTGTTAAAAATAACTTAGAAGAAGTTATTGTTAGCGAAGAATTATCAGATGACATGCCAGGTTCTGATTTACCTGGTGATTTAGATAAAGCTGAAGAAGAAGAGGTCTTAGCGATCGAACCAGAAGATGAAGAATCTGAAGAGGAAAAACCAGAAGGTGAAGAACCAGAAGGTGAAGAATCTGAAGAAGAAGAGTCTGAAGAAGTGATCGACCTAACTGATGAATCTGACGAAGATGTTATTAAACACTTCGAACTGATGAATCCAGCTGATGAAATCGAGATCATCCAAACACCTGAAGGTGGTGTTCAAATAAACATTAACCCAGAAGAAGGTGCTGAAGAAGAGAGTGAAGAAGCTCTAGAAACTTCAGAAGAAGAACCTACTAATGATACGGTTATGTTTGAACCAGAAGAGTTAGAGGAATCTAACGAAGTTTCTGAAGAACCTGAAGTTAATATGGAAGAAGAAAAAATCGAAGAAGAAGAACCTGTACACGAAATCGAAATTTCTGAGGAGGACATTGCTAGTTTGGCTGAAATCAATTCTAACGAAGAGGAAGAAAAAACTCATGAAGAAGAAGTTGTGGCTGAAGAAGAAGTGGCTGAAGAAGAAATAGTAGAAAAAGAGGTCATGGTTGATACTAAAGAACAAGAGTTACGCGAAAGCTTGGTTATTATGAGAAAAAAATACCAAGAAGTTGTGTCTGAAAATAATAAAAAGACTGAGGAATTGGTTGGATTTAAAAATTTAACGGAAGAATTTAAAGGTTCTGAAGCTGAATACAAATCTGCCATCAAAAACCTTAAGTCGCAGTTACAAGAAGTTGCTTTGTTTTCATCAAACTTAACTTACGCAATCAAACTTATTACTGAGAACTCTACAACTAAGGACGAGAAGTTAGAAATCTTAAACAGATTTGATAACGCCGAAAACTTAAATGAATCTAGAGAGATCTTTAATAGTATGCAAAGTCAGTTCAGTTCTAACAAAATAGCAACTAAACAAATGGTAGAAGAAAAAATTATGGAGACTCCTAAGTCTAGCGGTTCATCAAAACTAAACGAATCAACAGCTTATCAGAACCCACAATTATCAAGAATTCTTGATATCATTGGTAAAATTAAATAAAATTAAAACTTAAAAAAAAAACTAAAATGGGAGCATTATTAGAATCAGGAAAAGTTGGTAACGTAAACCTTAATCACTTAAAAGAGGTACGTACTGACGTAATTAACAGATGGGACGGACTTGGACTATTAGAAGGTCTAGGAGGTCACAAAAAAGAGAATATAGCACAATTATTCGAAAACCAAGCATCTTACATGCTTAATGAATCAGTTGCATTAGGTAACGAAGGTTCTTTCGAAACAGTGGTATTTCCAATCGTGAGAAGAGTATTCTCAAAATTATTAGCTAACGAAATCGTTTCGGTACAAGCATTGAACTTACCAATTGGTAAATTGTTTTACTTTATTCCTAAATTGGAGAACTCTGCATTTTTGGGTGCTTCTGCTGGTATCAATCCAGAAGGAACTAACGTTAGTCCTAACCTATACGACTCTTTCTACGGAGAAGATGGTCTTTATGACGAATCTAAAGGTAAAGAAATAGCGTTATCAGGAACAGCTACAACTGCAAACTTGTTTGCGTTTGACTCAGCTGCTGATAGTGGGTATGTAACTAAAGCAGGAACTGATATTGCAGTTGAATCAACAGAAATTATCAAAGTGAACTTTAGTTCATCGATAACTAACTGGGAAAACGCTGACGAAGTATTGTCTACATTGGCAATAACATCAGCTACTTCAGGTGCTGATTTCGATTTCTATTTACCAGCACAAAAGTATGGTAGAGCAGTAATGGAAGCTAATGGTGATGTTTATGTTGCTGTTGTTAACAATAGTGCTACAGTTGCATTACCATTAACTGGTCTTACAGTTAGTGCTAAAGAATACGAAACTTTAGAATATCAAGATGAAATGGGTGAAGTTTCTTTCGAACTTAAATCAGTAACGGTTTCAGTTATAGAAAGAAAACTAAGAGCACAATGGTCTCCAGAGCTTGCTCAGGATGTTAGTGCATTCCATAACATTGATGCTGAAGCTGAATTAACAGCTTTACTATCAGAGCAAGTTGCTGCTGAAATCGATAGAGAAATCTTAAGAGATTTACGTAGAGGTGCTGCTTGGAGAATGACATGGGATTACTCTGGATCTAGAGTAAACACTGGTGGAATTTCTGCATCAAATGGTTTCTATACACAAAAAGAGTGGAACCAAACGTTAATCACTGCGGTTAACCAAGTTTCTGCACAAATTCATAAAGCTACATTAAGAGGTGGAGCTAACTGGATCGTTGTATCTGCTGAAGTATCAGCTATATTGGACGATTTAGAGTACTTCCACGTATCTAATGCAGCTCCAGAGCAAGACAAATTCAACATGGGTATTGAAAGAATCGGTTCATTGGGTGGAAGATACCAAGTATACCGTGATCCTTACTTCCCAGCTGACACAATCTTAATGGGACACAAAGGTACTTCATTATTGGATACTGGTTACATCTACGCACCATACGTGCCGATGCAATTAACGCCAACAATGTACAACCCGTTCACTTTCGCGCCAGTTAAAGGTATTATGACTCGTTACGCTAAGAAAATGGTTAATAACCGTTTCTATGGTGTTATCAAGTGTAAAAATATCGTTAGCTTCGGTATCGGAGGTTTCAGATAATATTTTATCTAACGGTTTATACCAATATATTAAAAGGGTGGGAATATTTTCCCACCCTTTTTTTGTTTATATTGGCCATAATTTATCTATATTTGTATTACTAATAAAGATAAATTATGAAAAGATTATTATATATAGCACCACATCTATCAACTGGGGGTTTACCACAATATTTAACTAAAAAAATAGAGTTACTAAAGGATTCATTTGAAATATATGTTGTTGAGTGGGCTAATCATACTGGTGGTGTTTTAGTTGTACAACGTGATAGAATAACATCTATGATAGATCCAGATAAATTCTTCACCCTAGGTGAAAATAAAATGGATTTGTTAAATCTTATAGAAGAAATAAAACCAGACATTGTACATTTAGAAGAAATCCCTGAATATTTTATGGATTTCAACGTAGCTAAAGCGTTATACAAAAAAGACAGGGAATACTCTATTATAGAAACGTCCCATGATTCATCTTACGACGCTACTCAAAAGAAATTCTTCCCAGATAAGTTCATGTTTGTTTCTGACTGGCAAATTAAATTATTTGATTCTATAAGTGACATACCTAAAGTCTTAGTTGAATACCCTATAGAATATAATGATAGACCAGACAGGGAAAAAGCCTTAAAAGAATTAAATCTAGACCCTAGTAAGAAACATATATTACATGTCGGTCTATTTACACCCAGAAAGAATCAAGCAGAGTTTTTTGAGTACGCCAGAAGTTTACCTGATTATGTTTTCCATAGTGTTGGTAATCAATCGGGTAATTTCGCTCATTACTGGGAGCCCTTAATGGTTAACAAACCCAAAAATGTTGTCTGGCACGGGGAAAGAAGTGACGTAGAGCGTTTCTACAGTTCTATGGACTTATTTTTATTCACATCAAGAGGGACAAACAACGACAAAGAAACTATGCCATTAGTTATTCGTGAGGCTATTTCTTTTAAAATACCCACGTTAATATATAATTTAGGTGTTTACTTAGACTATTTTGATAAATTTGAAGGTGTTGATTACCTAGATTTTAGTGATTTTGATCTAAATTGTGATAAAATACGTAATATACTCAATAATGAGATTAAAATTAAGCCAGAAATAAGGGTAGATAAAGAAGCGATAGTTATATCTACATACCCAACAACCAAAAGTGCCTTAGATACCACAATAGAGTGTATTTTAGCGGCTAAAGATACGGGTAGGAAAGTTATATTAACGTCACACTTACCCATATCAGAAGAATTACAGTCTTTAGTAGATTACACAGTATACGATAAGAATAATATTCTAACCAAACACACATTCTATTCTCAAAGTAGATATACTGAAGATAAGTTCTCTTCGTTCGTTAACTTAAGAGGTGAAGGTAACGATGTTTATCATGGACCAACATGCTACACGAATTACTATAACGGGGCTTCCCTGGCTAAAAGTTTAGGTATCGACAAAGTGTATTTCCTAAACTACGACTACATTATTAAGAATACTGAATATATCGACCACGTATCAAAAGTACTTAACACTAAAAAGGGTTACTTTGGTGATATGCCTAAAAATCAAGAAGGACACTCAGTAACAACTTTCTTTATGGGTGTTAACCCAGAATTTTACCTAGATACGATTAAACCTATTTTTACTCCTAAAGATTATGAAGACCTAAGACAAAAATGGGGTTCATACAGCAATGGTTATGAAAATATGATGTTCTTCGCATTTAAAGATAAGTTAGTTGATATAGAATTAGTTAATGAAGAAACCTTTAAAGAAGAGATAGCAGATAATTTTAACCATATGGATTATTCTATGGTAGAATATTTTACGGTATTACCAACCAATATACCTAACACATTTGCGACATATCTACAAGTATCTAATTTAGTGGATAGCAGGATAGTGAATATAAAAGTTAGTGATGGTAAAAACTTAATATCCGAAGAGGATATTACCGTAACAGGTAAAGGTGTTTGGTATAACTTAATTAATTATAACACTAATGGTACGTACCATGTTGAATACACATCTTATGATAAAGAGACTAAAAGATTTATTAGTAGCAAGAATATTACAATAAATAACGACTACATCTCTAAAACCCTAATAGATAATGGGTTGTTTACGTATAAGGGTGACATCAACGAATTAAACATATTAAATGGTAAAAATGAAGAACCTAGAATTAGGATAGTACATTTAGTAACAGAACCAGATATCAACCCTAAAGAGTTAACCTCCACTAAATCATTAAAAGATTTCGCTAATAATTTTGGTAATGTGGAGTATTATCAAAAAGTTAATGAGATATACAAAGAACTCCCCCCAAAAGATACGTGTCACAGACCCAAAGATATATCTATGGAACCAGGTTACTTTAAATTATCACCAGGACATTATGGATGTTTTTTAGCACACAAAAACGGTATAACTATGGAGAGTAATAATGACTTTGACTTCATTTTAGTATTCGAAGGTGATGTCATTATAGATCACGATTATGAAGACTTATACAATAATTTAATTAGATGGTCAAAATTAGCTAAAGAGGAGGATATCGATATGGTTGGTTTTGGTAATTACTGTGCAGAAAGGTTTCAAGGTAAGAGAGAAGACCTGCTTTTAAACCTAAGTATTTTCGCACCAGCACAATCTTACTTGATTAATAGAGAAAAATTACCTAATTTTGTTAGTAGGTTTAATACACGTAAATGGGACGCTTTTGATCTATGGATGACTAAAGTTGCTGGTTTGCATGGTGCTATGGCTGATAAAGTTTATACTAAACACTTACCAGGTTACTCTATAGTTGACAAGAAAGATAAAAATAAAGATAATGATTATGCACAAATTTTTGCTGATTAATGGTATATAAGGGATATAAATTAGGTACTAGTAAGTCAGATTTCGACCTAAATTGGTACAAGAATGTTTACAAAGAAATATGGGAGGATCATGAATATAACAGGTATGGGGTATCCATAAATGAGGGGGACATAGTTATTGATTGTGGCGCTAACGTGGGTATGTTCAGTAATTACGCTATTGATTATCTTAAGGCTAAGACTGTATATTCATTTGAGAGTGACCCAACATTCGTTGAATGTTTAAGGGAAAATACTAAAGATAGAAACGTAATAATAACACATGGTTATGTATCAGATAGAACTGAAAAAGGTCACTACAATATAGATAAAATACTAGATGAAAATAATTTATCGTATATAGATTTCGCTAAGATTGATATAGAATGGTGGGAATACCCTCTTTTAATAAACATGTCGAATCAAACGATGAAAAAAATAAATAAGTGGGTCATAGAAGTCCACTCAATCAACAACCATTCTGGTAAAGTCTTAAACATAATAGAAAAGTTCAGCAAAAACGGTTTTGATGTTAATTACGAACAAATACATAAACAAACGACTTTAGGGTTGTTGTACGCAAAAAAAGTTAGAATATAAAAAATGAGGATATGTCAAGTACACCCTGGTTGTGGTATACCAGTACCACCACCAAATTGGGGAGCAGTAGAGAGAATAGTCTGGGAATTCACGGAAAACCTTAGAAAATTAGGTCACACCGTAGATATAAAATACGCTAACGAAATAAATCCAGGTGATTACGATATAGTACACGTACATATGGCTAATTTAGCTATATACCTAAAAGATAGGGGTGTAAAATATATTTATCAATTACATGATCACCACGCCTATTACTACGGTAAAGAATCTAATAATTTTAAACAGAACCTTAAAGCCATAGAAAACTCAGAAATATCTTTAATGCCAGGTAAATTCCTAGTACCATATTTCAACACCCCAAAAGCAGTGTACTTCTCACACGGAGTTAACACAGACTTTTTCAAACCAGGAGAAACACCTAAAGAACATAAATTATTATGTCTAGCTAACAACGGTATGGCTGGAATGGACGGTTACGATAGAAAGGGTTTTGGTTTGGCTATAAAAGCTGCTATGGCTAAAAACTTACCAATAACAATAGCTGGTCCAAGAAATAATGAGAATTTTTTAAAAGAAAATCCATGGGTATATGGTTACCCTAAACTAAGCCTAGAGTGGGAACCAAACCAAGACGAACTAGTTGATCTATACCAAAGACACAGTATATTCATGCATCCATCGGAATTAGAGGCTGGTCACCCAAATTTAACTATCCTAGAAGCCGCAGCATGTGGCTTACCTATAAATGGGTGGATAGAGATGAATACGGACTTTAACGGTATGTGGAGGGCTAAAAGAGATGTGTTAAGTCTAGTTAGAGGTTTAGAGGATATAACCACCAATTACGAAACTTACCGTGAAAGAGCTATAAGCCACGCTGAGTCCTTATCATGGTACAACAGATCAATAGAATTAATAGAAGTTTACAAAAAAAATAAAGTTTAATGAAAGTATTAGGTATCTCTTTTGGTGAACACTGTTGTGGTATAACATTACTTGAAGATGGTGAGATTGTGTTCTCACTAGAAGAAGAAAGACACGTTAGGGTAAAAACTTACGATGATTTTTATGGTGGGTATTTTAGGTTCCCATCTGTATCTATGGATAATGCTATAACTAGGTTTGGTTTGGATATAAATACCATAGATTATATAACTAGTTACTACCCTAAAAACGAAGTTAAAGAGTGTTGGGAAGGAATGGGTTTAGGTGTATTCCCTGAAGATAAATTTGTATTTGTAGATCATCACGATGCTCACGCTGCAACAGCTTACTATTTAAGTAATTTCCAGGAAGACACTTTAGTGGTTACAATGGACGCTAGCGGTGGTGAGCACAGTGCTAAGTATTTTACTGGAACTGGGGGTGATTTAAAATATATTGATGGGTTAACCATAGAAAAGAAATCTTTCGGGCACCTATACTCTATGATAACAGAGTTTCTAGGGTTTAAGAGATTAAAAGACGAGGGCAAGGTTGTAGGTATGGCAGCTCACGGTAAATTCAACTCTGTGGTGTACAAAGCTTTAAACGAATCCTTCAAGGTTATGGGTACACAAACAGATGATGATAATAAAAAAGATGGTGGTGGTGTTATATTAGGTAAATTATATTCAGACTTCTACACTTCTTTTTACAAAGAATTAGGCTCTAAAGTATTATTCGGTGATAAATCCGATATAGCATACACGGGACAAATGTTTTTCGAAGAAAAAGTATTAGAGTTAATAAATAATTTACATCACACACAACCAAAAATAAATAAGTTAGCTGTTGCTGGTGGTATATTTGCCAACGTAAAACTTAACAAAAGGTTAAACGAATTGTATTGGGTGGAAGAAATGTTTGTAGCTCCACCTATGGGTGATGAAGGGTGCGCTTTAGGTTGTGCTTTAATGGTACATAAAAACAAAAACCCAGACTTCAAACCATTTAAATTAGAAAACATGTATTTAGGTACTAGTTATAATGATTTAGAAGTGGGTGAGGAGTATTGGGACTTAAATAAATTCAGTAGAGAGTTATTTACGGCCGATATCGCAGCCAAATACTTATCAGAAGGTAATATTATAGGTGTATTCAACGGTAGATATGAACACGGTCCTAGAGCTTTAGGTAATAGAAGTATTATAGGTGAGGTGACTAACCCAGAAACTTATGATAAAATTAATGACAAGTTACAGAGAAATGATTTCATGCCATTCGCCCCAGCGGTTATGAGTGAACACGCTAACGATGTATTTAAAATAGATAAATCAAGATACACCGCCGAATTTATGACTATGTTGTATGATACCAGACCAGAATGGGTTAACAAAATACCAACAGTAGTACACCCAGTAGACAAAACAGCGAGGATACAGATAGTTACTAAAGATAGTAACCCAACATTCCACAATATATTAAATGAGTATAACAAAATAACTGGTGTGCCGATACTATTAAATACATCGTTTAACGTACATCGTGAACCGATAGTATGTCACCCAAGCGAAGCGTTTAAACACCTAGAAGATGGCGTGGTAGACCTATTAATCATAAACAATTTTATTTACAAAAGATATGAAGGAAATATTAATTAAAGAATACAATAATACAGAGATTTTAAGGAAAGATTGTGTTGAACCCAACAATGGATTTATAGTTAATTTTATAAATGGTCCGTTTTGCGAGATAAAAGGTCCATTAGATAAAAACTATAGAGTCATATTCAGTGATAATAAAACTGGTAAAGTGTACCACACAACGGAAATAACCAATAATATGTGGACTAGGAGTACCATAGAATATTTTATTGATTGGAACATAAAGGTTTACGACCTAAGTGATGATCAACTAGTTTTTGAACACAACTACAATTCTGAAAACAAAAGGGTTTATGTACATTTAGGGAGTTCAGCCGTAGGTGACACCCTAGCATGGTTACCATACGTAGATGAATTCCAAAAGAAACATGGTTGCGAAATCATATGTTCGACATTCCATAACGATTGGTTTGAAAACGAATACACCAACATAAAGTTCGTTAAACCTGGTACCCCTAATGAAAATTTATATGCTATGTATAGTGTGGGGTGGTTTTATGATGATAAAAAAATTAATCATAGAAAAGTACCTATAGATTTTAAAAAATCACCATTACAAGAAACCGCAAGTTCTATATTAGGGTTAGAGCACAAAGAAATAAAACCAAAAGTTACCGTACTAAACGAACCGACTAGGTTTAAAGGTAAGTACGTTGTTATAGCTCCACATGCATCTGCACACGCTAAGTATTGGAACAACCCAGGTGGTTGGCAAAAAGTGATTGACTATTTAAATGAAAAGGGTTACGAAGTAGTTATGATTACTAGTGAAAAATTAAACGACAAATGGCACGACTCAAAACTAGGTGGTACACTGACAGGTGTTACTAACAAAACAGGTGACCACATCGACCTTAAAGACCGCATGGTAGATATTAAACACGCCGATGCTTTTATAGGACTGGGTAGTGGTTTAAGTTGGATGTCATGGGCTATAGGTACACCTACAGTACTAATATCAGGCTTTAGTAAACCTTATTCAGAATTTGAGGGTTGTGAAAGAATATTCACACCAAAAGAAAGTACATGTAACGGATGTTTCAATAGAGAGTGGTTAAATGCTGGTGATTGGGAGTGGTGTCCAGATCATAAAGATACTGATAGACATTTCGAATGTAGTAAAACCATAACTGTAGAACAAGTTATAAACGGGTTAAATAAAGCTCTGTTTAATGATGGGGTTAAGAATACGGTAGGTAAACCATTTTAAGGTACATTTAAGGCAATTTAAATTAAATGGTTACACCTTAGTCAGTTTTTAAGTTAAAGTCTATAAAAAGGGTTTAATTACCTTAATAGATATATTAAAAATAAAAAGTATAGGTACAAAAAAAAAGGGAGGTTAATTAACCCCCCTTTTTTTGTTTATGTAATGTACACTATTTTTTAAGTTCTTGAACTTGCGCATCTAAATCCTTAATCGCTTCGATTAGAACTCCGACTATGTTAGCGTAAGCAACAGCTAAATGACCATCTCTATCAGCCATACTAACCACTTCTGGTATTACTTTTTGTACCTCTTGAGCTATAACCCCCATCTTCAATGTCTTATACTCGTCATCTACTCTAGTGTAATTAACACCCCTTAGATCCCTAACTTTATCAAGAGCGTTTGGTATAGTTACGATGTTATCCTTAACCCTTTCATCTGAATAAGCTATAATATCATTACTAGCGAATATATCTCCCTTAACATGTAAAGTAAATTGTGGGTTTAATTCCCCAATACCTATAGCTTGTCTACTTACATCAGCAACCATGAAATCAACACTTTGTACTTGATTTCCACTAACAGCTCTTACTATATTACCACCCGATGAATTAAAAACACCACCGCTAATACCAGAAGTACCATTTATTGACGTACCACCACTACCAGCTATACCATTAGTACCATTAGTACCATTTCTTCCAGAAGTACCACCATTACCGTTTCTACCATGGTTTCCGTTTGCTCCGTTATTACCATTCGCACCAGCGTTACCAGAAGTACCATTATTTCCATTTCTTCCGTTATTCCCGTTGTTTCCGTTTACTCCATTAGATCCAGCGTTACCAGAAGTACCATTCTTTCCGTTTACTCCATTGTTCCCGTTGTTTCCATTGTTTCCATTTCTTCCAGAAGTACCGTTGTTTCCGTTTCTACCATGGTTTCCGTTTGCACCAGAAGTACCGTTGTTTCCATTTCTTCCAGAAGTACCGTTGTTTCCAGTTCTACCGTTGTTTCCGTTTGCACCAGAACTACCATTATTTCCATTTCTTCCAGAAGTACCGTTGTTTCCACTTATACCGTTGTTTCCATTGTTCCCATTAGAACCTGACGTACCTGATCTACCAGAGACCCTATTAGCCCCATTATTACCATTGTTACCACTAGTACCATTAGATCCAGATGTACCTGATCTACCAGAATTACCATTGTTTCCGTTACCTCCATTGTTACCATTAGACCCATTAGATCCAGATGTACCTGATCTACCAGAGACTCTATTAGCCCCAGTATTACCGTTGTTACCACTAGTTCCTGTGGATCCAGATGTACCCGATCTACCAGAATTACCATTGTTTCCGTTACCTCCATTGTTTCCATTAGAACCTGATGTACCCGATTTACCAGAATTACCATTATTTCCGTTGTTTCCATTTACTCCAGAAGTACCATTATTTCCGTTTCTTCCATGGTTTCCGTTTGCACCAGAACTACCATTATTTCCATTTACTCCAGAAGTACCGTTATTTCCGTTTCTTCCATTGTTACCATTATTTCCATTTACTCCATTAGATCCAGCGTTACCAGAAGTACCATTATTTCCGTTTACTCCGTTATTACCATTGTTTCCGTTTACCCCAGAAGTACCGTTATTTCCATTTTTTCCGTTATTCCCGTTATTTCCATTAGATCCAGATGTACCTGATCTACCAGAATTACCATTGTTTCCGTTACCTCCATTGTTACCATTAGACCCATTAGATCCAGATGTACCTGATCTACCAGAGACCCTATTAGCTCCATTATTACCATTGTTACCACTAGTCCCTGTGGATCCAGATGTACCTGATCTACCAGAATTACCGTTACCCCCATTGTTTCCACTAGAACCATTAGAACCTGACGTACCTGATCTACCAGACACCTTATTAGCACCAGTATTACCATTGTTACCGCTAGTACCATTAGATCCAGATGTACCTGATTTACCAGAATTACCATTAACTCCGTTGTTTCCATTTACTCCAGAAGTACCGTTGTTCCCATTTCTTCCATGGTTTCCGTTTGCACCAGAACTACCATTATTTCCATTTACTCCAGAAGTACCGTTGTTTCCGTTTACTCCGTTATTACCATTGTTTCCATTAGAACCTGACGTACCTGATCTACCAGAATTACCATTGTTTCCATTGTTTCCGTTTACCCCAGAAGTACCATTATTTCCGTTTACTCCGTTTCTACCAGGATTACCAGAAGTACCATTTGTACCAGACGGTCCAGAAGTACCACCAACACCAGCAGTACCAGAAGTACCGTCAGCTATAGATCTAATCGCAACTTTACCATTAGACGGGTTATACACCAAATATTTAGATAAATTATTATCTGTATTTAAACCAGTCATATTCACATCACCACTTACAGTGGCATTACCAATAACTCTTAAATTAGTACCATCAAATGTTAAATTAGACTCACCATTTATAGAACCAGAATTACCAGTAGCCGTTACAACCCTATTATCAGCGTTATTAGCTATTTTCAATGTTTTAGTAACACCAGTGTTACCCTTATATTGAATAGCATTATCCGTACTATTAAAGTATACAGCACCAGGTCTAGCGTTAGCAGGTATAGAAGATACAACAGGTACAGTAAATTCGGACTTAACGTCAATCTTACCGTTTTCTATCGACATTAATAAATTAGTACCTTCGTAAAAACCTAAAACTCCTTCTTTACTGTAGGTTAATTCGATATTGTTTTCTGTAGCACCTGAGGAGTACGAAAAATTAAGACTTCCGTTCTCAGGTACAATTTTTATAGTTTTTCCCATTTTATTTGTAATATATATATATTTATTTCTGTTATTTTCTAGTATATTCTACTCTAGGCGCCGAAACATCTTTTCGTTCAGCATTTATTGTGTAATAAGCATTAATGTCGCCACATTTACAATCAACCTTAACCTCACTAATAGAAGTATCGGTAACATAATGCATACAAGCACTACCTATTGGGGTTAATTGAACCGTAATCGAATCTTCGTGAACTAAACCAACCCAATAATCAGGTAATTTAATTACGTTGTCTTTAACAACACCTCTAACGTAGACACCATTTTCAGGTCCCTCTAACACACCGTATTGTAACCTATGTTCACCACCTTTAGTAGGGTGAGGTATATCAAAGAATTTCGAGTTAGCGGATAATGTATCTAAATTCTCTATAGAATTAAACCCGTTACCGTCTAAACCATTAGGTGTTGCAGTAAAAGGTATGTCCCAACCAAAGAATGCGTTACCATCCCAGTAAACTAGTTCAGGTGGGGTATTAGAGTCTACTTTCACTTCTATTTCATTAGAACCGTTAATATTAAGCCCATTACCAACAAGAACCTCTAAATCTACATCATTGGTAAGGAGACCACCGCCACCAAGACCATTACCAGCGTTAACACTAACATAAGATCCGCTAGTACCTTTATTACCTGATATACCAGACGTACCATCATTACCTGATGAACCTGATGTACCCGAACCACCAGCAACTCCACTAGCACCACCGACACCCGATGTACCATTACTACCGCTAGTTCCTGAAGAACCAGAATTATTTGACCTTCCGCTATTACCAACAGCACCTTGTGTACCATTACTACCACTAGTTCCAGAAGATCCTGATAGTCTAGATTGACCACTGTTACCACTGACACCCGATGTACCGTTACTACCACTAGTTCCAGAAGAACCTGATAGTGCTGAAGCACCACTGTTACCAGCAACCCCACTAGTCCCTGTTGAACCAGATGAACCTGACGCACCGCTATTACCCGAACCACCATTCATTCCGTCAGTACCATTAGATCCAGATGTACCCGAAACTCCAGATACCATATTAAAACCATTGTTACCATTAAAACCGTTAGTTCCATTTGTTCCCGATGAACCTGATATGGCACTTAAACCATTAGCACCAGTTACACCATTATTACCATTTGATCCACTAGTCCCAGAAGATCCTGATAGTCTAGATTGACCACTGTTACCAGCAATACCTGACGTACCATTGCTACCACTAGTTCCTGTAGAACCAGATAGTGCTGAAGCACCGCTGTTACCAGCGACTCCGTTATTTCCGTTTGTTCCTGATGAACCTGAAGTACCGCTTAAAGCAGAAGTACCTTTATTTCCGTTATTTCCGTTTGTTCCTGATGAACCTGATGTACCACTTAAAGCAGAAGCACCTTTATTTCCGTTGTTTCCAGAGGTACCGTTACTACCAGTAGAACCTGACGTACCACTTAAAGCGGATACACCATTAGCACCAGTTACACCATTATTACCATTTGATCCACTAGTCCCAGAAGATCCTGATAGTCTAGATTGGCCGCTGTTACCAGCAACACCTGCCGTACCATTACTACCACTAGTTCCTGTAGAACCAGATAGTGCTGAAGCACCGCTGTTACCAGAAACTCCATTATTTCCATTCGTTCCTGAAGAACCATTAGATCCAGATATTGCAGATAAACCACTGTTACCAGCAACACCTGCTGTACCATTACTACCACTAGTTCCTGTAGAACCAGATAGTGCTGAAGCACCGCTGTTACCAGCGACTCCGTTATTTCCGTTTGATCCACTAGTTCCTGTAGAACCAGATAGTGCAGAAGCTCCGCTGTTACCAGCAACTCCATTATTTCCATTCGTTCCTGAAGAACCTGATGTACCACTTAAAGCAGAAGCACCTTTATTACCATTATTTCCAGAAGTACCGTTACTACCAGTAGAACCTGATGTACCGCTTAAAGCAGAAGCACCTTTATTACCAGCAATACCTGCTGTACCATTACTACCACTAGTTCCTGTGGAACCAGATAGTGCTGAGGCACCGCTGTTACCAGCGACTCCGTTATTTCCGTTTGTACCTGACGAACCGTTAGAACCAGATAGTGCTGAAGCACCGCTGTTACCAGCAATACCATTATTTCCAGAAGTACCGTTACTACCAGTAGAACCCGATGTACCACTTAAAGCGGATACACCTTTATTACCAGCAACACCTGCTGTACCATTACTACCGCTAGTTCCTGTGGAACCAGATAGTGCTGAAGCACCGTTATTACCACCAATACCATTATTTCCATTTGTCCCTGATGAACCCGATGTACCACTTAAAGCAGAAATACCTTTATTTCCAGCAATACCTGCTGTACCATTACTACCGCTAGTTCCTGTAGAACCAGATAGTGCTGAGGCACCGCTGTTACCAGCGACTCCGTTATTTCCATTTGTACCTGAAGAACCGTTAGATCCAGATAGTGCTGAAGCACCGCTGTTACCAGCAATACCCGCTGTACCATTGCTACCACTAGTTCCCGTAGAACCAGATAGTGCCGAAGCACCGCTGTTACCAGCGACTCCGTTATTTCCATTTGTACCTGAAGAACCTGACGAACCAGATAGTGCAGAAGCTCCGCTGTTACCAGCAATACCCGCTGTACCATTACTACCACTAGTTCCTGTAGAACCTGACAGTGCTGAAGCACCACTATTCCCAGTAATACCTGCTGTACCATTACTACCACTAGTTCCTGTAGAACCAGATAGTGCGGACAAACCGTTGTTACCACCAATACCATTATTTCCGTTCGTTCCTGAAGAGCCTGAAGTACCGCTTAAAGCGGAAATACCTTTATTACCAGCAATACCTGCTGTACCATTACTACCACTAGTTCCTGTGGAACCAGATAGTGCTGAGGCACCACTGTTACCAGCAATACCCGTTGTACCATTTGTCCCTGAAGAACCAGAAGAACCAGAAATTCCGCTCTGTCCAGAAGACCCAGCAGTACCACTAGTACCCGAAACTATCTCTGAAAACTGAAATTCACCACTAACACTATTGTATGATACAAAATGTGACGGGTTTTGGTTTTCAGTTAAATCAGAAACACTAATCGTGTCAATAGATAAATCTCTTACATTTTCGAATTTATTACTCGAACTATTATAACCTAATAAATCCCCATTCTGAGGATTTAGTAGGACAATATCGTTTAGGTCGGTTATACCCAACCCCTCTATTGTTGCTTTTATATTTTCAAAATTAGTGTCTAACTCCGTATAGGATAGTGCTCGACCTAAATTATTTCTAAGGTATATTGTTACTGTCGCCATTTATTTATGTAGTTTTTAATACATATATAAATAGTAGCGAACTACATTAAGATCACTATTTAAATATTTTTTTTACACTTTCAATGATATCTTAGGCTTATCTGATTTAAGTGTCATAGTTACAGAAATAGTACCCGATTTAGGTAAACGCTTATTCAACATCTCATCTGATATAGGATCTTCAATAAACTTCCTTATAGTACGTTGTATTTCTCTAGCCCCGTACAATCTATCATAACCATTTTCTAAAATAAAAGATTTTGACTTTTTATCTACCCTAAATTTAAATCCATTATCTCTAAACCCGTTTGATAGCTCCTTTAGACGAATATCAATTATTTTAGTTATATCTTCCTCAGTTAAGTAGTTAAAGTGTACTATTTCATCTAAACGGTTAATAAATTCTGGTTTGAAAGTTCTCTTCATATTCTTCTCTATGATGTCTCTAGTATTTTCATTATCAATATCTATATTAGATGAATCATTAAAACCCATTTTATTACCGAAATCTTGGACCTCTTTTAAACCTATATTAGATGTCATTATTATAAGAGTGTTCTTAAAATTAACTTTACGACCTCTAGCATCAGTTAAAAACCCTTCATCTAATAATTGTAACATAACGTTAAATATGTCTGGATGAGCCTTCTCTATCTCGTCGAATAATATCAAAGAATAAGGGTTGGTTTTAACCAACTCAGTTAATTGCCCACCTTCGCTGTAACCAACATATCCTGGAGGGGAACCTATTATTTTACTAATGTTAAATTTTTCTGAGTACTCAGACATATCTAACCTTATTATAGAATCAGATGAACCGAAAACGCTATCAGCCAAAGATTTAGCCAACTCAGTCTTACCAACACCAGTAGGACCTATAAACAAAAAAGATCCGATTGGTTTAGTTTGCTTACCCATACGAGTTTTGTTTCTCTTTATAGAAGAAACAACCTTTTCAACCGCATCATTTTGCCCCACAACGCTATCAGATAACTTATCACTCATACTAAGTAGTTTATTTAAATCCGACTCAGTAACTCTACTTACTGGTATTCCAGTCATCATAGAAACTACATTAGATATCATTTCTGGGGTTATCAAAACCCTAGATTCGTTAATACTTAACTTCCAATCTATATTAGCCTTTTCTAAATCAACTAGAATTTTCTTTTCTTTATCCCTTAAACCAGCAGCCTCTTCAAAGTTCTGACTCTTAACCACACGAGACTTATCCTCCTTAATCACCTTAAGTTTGGATTCTAGGTCCTTGATTAATTTAGGAGGTGTTATGGAAACCTGACTCATGGAACCAACCTCATCCATAATGTCTATAGCTTTATCAGGAAACTCACGATTAGTTATATACCTATCAGCTAAAGTTACGATCTCGTCAATAGATTCATCAGAATACTCAACCTTGTGGTAATCCTCATATTTAGATTTTATATTATTCAATATATTTTTGGTATCCTCTAAAGAAGGGGGGTTAACCAAAACTTTTTGGAATCTTCTATCTAAAGCTCCATCTGTCTCAATATGCTCTCTGTACTCATCTAAAGTAGTAGCACCTATACATTGTATTTCACCTCTAGCCATAGCTGGTTTAAAGACATTAGCGGCATCTAAAGACCCAGAAGAGTTGCCAGCACCAACTATTGTATGTATTTCATCTATAAATAAAATCACATCTGAATTATCTTTAACCTCATCAATAACAGATTTAATTCTTTCTTCAAATTGACCCCTATATTTTGTACCAGCAACCAAAGACGTCATATCTAAAGTAACAACCCTTTTACCAACCAATGTTCTAGGACAATCGTTATTAGCTATTTTAATCGCCAAACCTTCAGCGATAGCTGTTTTACCTACACCTGGATCACCTATCAATATAGGGTTATTCTTTTTTCTACGAGCTAATATCTGGCAAACTCTACCCACCTCTTCGGATCTACCGATAACAGGGTCCAGTATACCCCCTAGGGCTAATTTAGTTAAATCTCTACCAAAACCATCCAACATAGGTGTTTTAGATTTATTGTTATCAGTTTTATTTGTTCTCCTAGCTCTTGGAGATTCGTCATCACTTGGTGTAATATTCATATTATTTTTACTTGTTAATTGTTTTATTTTTCTAGATAAAAAGGTTTTGGTTAAACCAAATTCCTTAAATAATTTAACGAAGGCCTCGTCACTACTCATTGAGATATCAAAAAATAGTTCAGCAGTTATGTATTCACTACCCTTCTTTTTTAAAACACAATCTCTTATAACATCGTGTAATTGTGGCTCAAAAGGTAATATGGCGCTACTACCATCATTTAAACCATCTGAAGTTCTTTTAGTTAAAGTGTATAAATCATTGACTAATATATCGAAATCAGGTACCTTATTTTTTATTATTTCACATATGATGTTATCAGTAATAAGTATACCGTAAACAACATGTTGTAACCTTAACATAGAATCATCATGCTTTAAAGCAGTAGATTGACCCTTGGTAAAGGCTTTCCTTAGTTCGTTAGTCATTCTTTCTTTCATATAAAATTTGATTTAAGACAAAGATAAAGATATACTTTACAATATCAAAATATATTCTATCTTTTATTCAAATATAAATATATGGAAAAGATGACAATATACTTTAAAGACGGCAATCTAATTGAGTTAAATGAAAATTCGTTAACGACATTAACTAATGATAATTTAACCGTAACCACTAAAGCTAGTTCAGAAGACGATGATGGTAACCCCGTAGTCGTAACGACCACACAGTTTTATAGTTTAGGTACTATAGATAGGTTAGTTAAAATAAATAAAACAGTTAAATTTGATTTTGAAGATGTCAGTACTAAGTAAAGAATATCTAGGAGAGAACATAGTAGCTAAATACGAAAGTTCAAACATTAAAGAAGGTAAGTATAACAGAACGACCAAAAAACTACAAATTTTGTTTAATAGTGGTAGTACTTATGAGTATGATGACGTACCTCACGAGGTATTCGCAGAGCTAAACATAGCCGATAGTCAAGGTAAATTCTTTAATGCTAATATATCAAAAAATTACACTTACAGGAAACTATAATTATGTTAATAAATATAACTAACGAATCTACAGCAAATATAACGTTTAACGAAATGGTTAAAGTTGCTATAAACGGTAACGATACTTATAAAGTACTTTGGTATTATAACGGAGAATTTATTAGTGAAATGTTATTACCAGGTGGTACTTGGGGTGCTATACCTATGGACGAGGTAGGTAATTGGGTTATAGAGTTTAGATCTGATGAAGATGACTCTATGGTACATAAACATGAGTTAGAATTAAATAATATGTTAATAATATATGAGAATACAAACCTTAACCTACCTAATTTAGCTAAGGAAGTTAAAGCTCACGCAACAGATCTAGTAAATAGGTTGGATATTGATTTGCATGTCTTTTTTAAGGGTTCTGAATTGGTTAACTTTGAAGGAACTAGAGTTAAACCATTAAGGTTGAATGATAAAATTAATAGTTTTGATATGATATATAAAAAAGTATTATAATGGATAATTTAGTTAAAATATACGAAAAAGCTATACCTGAAGATATTTGTCAATTTATAATTAATGAATTTGAAACATCGAACAGCCAGAGCGAAGGGATTAGCGGAGCTGGTGTGAATAAAGCAGTTAAATCCTCAACAGATTTGATGATACACCTAAATTTAAATGAACCTAACTGGTCTTACATATATGATTACCTGAGGGAGAACTTGCTAGGTAACCTTGTTGATTACATCGAACACAACCCTTTTATGACCATAAATGGTGATTTTAAATCAAAATCATCTGTAGTTAGAACAGCTCAATCATGTTTTATGGCCGCCAATAATGGTAACCCACACATGCAAATGCAAAGATATATAGATGACCAAGGGTATTATGCCTGGCATCACGAAAACGAAGGTGGTTCATCCATTAAAAGAGAGTTGTTTTTTATATATTACCTTAATGATGTGTCTGAAGGCGGTGAAACCGAATTTAAGTTTAATCACCAAAAAGTAAAACCTGAGACAGGTAAGTTAATTATGGCACCAGCCTTATGGACACATAAACATAGGGGTAACCCACCTTTAAATGGTCAACATAAGTATATCATAACTGGTTGGATAGAAAAAACAGATGATCATAAAATAGCGTTAGAATTTAATGAGGATTATCTGATATAGATAGGTTTTTTATTAAAACAAGGGTATTTATTACATATGGACAACATTATAAAAAGCTTTACCGTAAAACCTAGTTTATCCAAAGATATTTGGTTAAATAATGGATCTGATGACTTTAAGGGTATTAAATTACACAAAGAGGTTAGAGATAGATTAATAGCAATCACTAAAGATTTCGTTGATAGTATAGGTTTAGACTCTGTTATTGTTGAAGATATAATACTAGTAGGTAGTATATGTAATTACAATTGGTCGCAATTCTCAGATCTTGATTTACATGTACTTGTTGACAAAAATGAGTTAACCGATAACGATTTGCTGGCTGATGAATTTTTTACAGCTAAAAAGGAATTATATAACATAAAACACGATATAACTATAAAGGGTTTTGATGTTGAGTTATACGCACAGGATGTTACTGAGACAGTTGATTCTGGTGGTATATATAGCGTGTTATTTAATAAATGGGTTAAAACACCCACCAAAGAAAAGGGTCAAAAATCTATACGAAAAAGCGCTATAGTTAAAAAGGTTAAAGATTTTATAAAAAAATTAGATAATATAAAAAAGGAAGTTGATTCAGAAGTAAAGATACTAAAGATAGATAAATTAAAAGCTAAAATAAGATCATACAGAAAGAGTGGCTTGGCGTCAGGAGGTGAATATAGTACTGAAAATCTAGTATTCAAATATCTAAGGAGATCGGGGTATTTAGAAGAGTTAAGAGATTTAGGTATTGAGGTTAAAGATGATACTTTATCATTAGAAAATGAAGTACGTTGATTTTTTTAATAAAAGGCGTATATTTATAATAAGAATAACACTTAGTCAATAAAAAGAAAATTATGAAGCCAATAGGTTCAGAAAAAATAGTAAACCCAGACGAAAAATTATCTAGAATACTAGAAATCGCTGGTATTAAAAAAAATACATTAGATGAAGCTGTATCTAAAACTGGTACACAATCTAATATATTACACGAAGCATTAGCATCTGATGGTACCCAATACGGTATCGTACAAGAAGAGAAATATGTTTATATTAAAGTTAAAAAAGAGACTGGCTACGAATATACTGGTGGTGTTCAGAACATACACGAAAATTCATATAGATCATACGCGGAAGCGCTTAAACACTTAAACATGATGTTCAAACAAATCAACGAAAATGTTGGTCATACTGAAAACATCGACGTTTTAAAAAAAAAAGTCTAACTGAACGTTACGTTCTAAAAATTAAAGGAGCTGAATCTGATAATACGGATTCGGCTTCTTCTATTAATGTAGAACCTGAAATCGACACCGAAGTTGATACAGAGGTACCAAACGATATGATCGATGATACCACTGATATGATTGACGATACTGAAGAAACTACTGATGATATGGTCGATGATACTGAAGATATGATCGATGATACTGAAGAAACTACTGAAGAGAATCCAGACGAACCTATATTGAAAACGGTTCAAAAACTAACAGGTAAATTAACACAAAAAATGAGGAGTGGGTCTGAGGGCCTGGAATCCAAAGATTATAAATATGTTGTTAATTCAATACTATCAGCAATAGACATGACAAAAGTATCTGAAGAAGATATGAATGATATGTTAAAAAAGTTAGAGAATAAAGATTCTGAAGACACTGAGAAAGCTGAATCGGAGGCTGAAAGTATACAGGAGGAACCTACGGTACACCCAAATAGAATTAAAAAGTCTACTATAGACGAATTCATAAACAAATAAAACTACGTTTTAGATTTTTCTGTTAAATAATTTTGTTTTTACCGACAAGTTTACTTATTTTTGTATAAATAATTATATAGATGATAATAGGTATTTTAGGTAAAAAGCGTTCAGGTAAGGACACAACAGGGGATTATTTAGTTAAAAATAATGGTTTTACTAAATATAGTTTCGCTAACCCAATAAAAAGAGGTGCTATGGAGCTTTTCGGGTTTACTGAAGAACAAGTTTTCGGTGACTCAAAAGACGAGATAGATCCAGTTTGGGGTATAACCCCTAGGTTAGTCTTACAAATAATGGGTACAGAAGTATTCCAATACGATATCCCTAAACACATACCAGAACTACAAAAATTTGGGAGAAGTTTTTGGGTTAAAAGGTTTGAACAGTGGTATCAAAATAATCCAGATTTAGACGTTGTTATATGTGACGTTAGATTCCAACACGAGGTTGACGCCATATTGAGTATGGGTGGTGTTATATGGTCGGTTAATCGACCTAATTTAAATAAGGGTGACGAACACGCTTCTGAAAAAGAGATGGATTCAATAATAGGTGTAACCACTAAAATAAATAATGACGGGGGTTTAGGTGACCTATACGAAAAAGTTAATGGATTAATACGTGATTTACGAAACTAAAGTTTCTGAAATACTATCTCTTTACGAGTTCAGTGTCGGTAGAGGTTTATTAGAAATGCTCTGCAATTCCTTTAAAAAAGAAATAACGTGTAATGTGGATATAAATGAGGATTTATTAAATAAATTCCATAAATATAACCCTAACTATGTTTTTTATGAACCAGGACGATACTCAACAGAAGTTAAATTAAAAAGTATACACATTATATTACTCAGTACTAATGTTGAAAACTTCCTTTTCGATATATCGGATTTCATTTTATACGGGGAAGAGGGTCATTCCCCTAATCTAGAATGGGTTAATAATGACTCATCTAACGTTTATAATGAGTGTTATATAAACCTGTAGAGGACTAATGTTTAATTATTTTAAGTATTAACTTACCATCACCCTTAATAACCCTATGCCATTCGTGACGATCTATTTTAAGAGTCTCATTCTCTTTAAATAGTTTAGGTAATCTATTATCATACTGAAAATACCAGTTATTAGCATTTAAAGGCGTGATAGAGCGACTTTCATCATCTCTATGCCACATTAGCTCTATAGGGTCTATATTGTCGCTAAACTCTCTTATAACGTAATTGTCCCCAATTTCGATATCAGTGTAAGGTTTACCAGTATCCACTAAAATTAGATTTAAGTCCAAGTAAATTTGCGTACCTAGGTAACCTACAAGACCAATAAGACGCTTTAGTTCTGTCTTTCTTATTAGCACAGTCGTGTCTAGCCGCAAATGACTTTCTAGCCTTAGGGTTATTTAATTTAACCGACAAACCAGTAGTATCACCAAAAGATACTTTCTTAACACCACCACCTGGTTTTCTAACATATACGTAGAATTTTTTAGCACCCCCTCGCTTAGGTTTATTCAATTCAACATCTTTACCCTTATGAGTTAACTCATTTATGTTGTCATCATCCATTAACGGTAAATCAAGAGGTACCCTAACACCCATATAGTAATCAAAAGTACCTAAACTAGTTTCTTCGAATAAATGTTTATCCTCCCCACTTAATTTCAGAGCACCCCTTTCCCACATTTCTCTAGCCTCCTTAATTAAGGATATGTGTTTATCACTACCAGCTCTATATACATTTTCTAATAAAGATATATTATTATCGACATGATAATTAATCGCTTCATTTAAATCCAACATATTAGATAAAATGTCCAGACTATCGTTTACTCTTTTCTCTATAGCAAGTTCAAAACATTCTTCACAAATAAATTCACTTTCATTAACCAAAGTTTCAAACTCTTTATTATTAAACATATCCTCTATAAGTTCAAACATAAAAGATAAGTCTTTGTATTTAGGGTTAACTTTTACACCGTAACAGTCATTACTCTTTTCCATCATAGGTTTACCAAACGTTTCTTTAGATCTTGATATATAAAAAGTAGGATCTTCACACTCTTCTGATATCGAAAATAATTCAGGTATTATCTCCATTACTGGTTCTAGTTTAGTTCGGTTAGTAAAGTCTAAAACGGGTAACTTACTAATACCTATTTGCTTAGCTGCTATAGCTCTATGCCTACCGTCACTACTTCTTACATTAGTTTTATCCAAAGAATATAAGGCTAAAGGGTCCAATTTACCACCTCGATTTATGTGTGATATTAAGTCATCCACATTTTCTTGTGTTTCATCATCAATACTCAAATCTTTTGCTTTTGATATAAATTCGTCTGGTGTCATATAAACTAATTCACCACCCCTACTTTTGTAATCACCATCACCATACCACAAACCCTCTTCTTCCATAGGGTAATTAACCTCACCCTTAAGAGCTATCTCTAATATCCGTTTTTTAGTAACAATCATAACCTTTTAATAATAAATACACTTAAATATAATTAAAATTTTTTTTTAATAAAGTTATGTGGTATATTTGTATTATGAAGTATATAGGGTTAGAACAATATAAATTAAGCGATTCTAGAAACAACTCATTGGTTTTAGTTGACATAGACTTATTAATCTCTAAGTTAAAGGTGGATACACCAGAATACTTTGTTGGTGAGAGCACTAATAACCCTTACAGTATACGCAGAATAACCAACGCAATGGATTACGTTAAAAAAAATTTAGGTAACTCAGGTTGTTTAGAAGCTTCATTAATTAGTGTAGAAGATGGTAGGTTGGGTGTTATAGATGGTAGACACAGAATAATCGCCGCAAAAAAAATTGGGTATACCCACATTTATGTAGACATACCCAATAAATATAAAAAGGTCTTATATGGTATTACTTAAATTTAACCATTGATTCTAGTTTAGGGTTATCAATAAATTTTATTGACTCTGGTGTGATCTCTAACAACATCGCGTCACCACTTTCAAATACATCGGTATCGGTAGTAGAAGGTATGTTCTCACCCGCTTTTATGAAAAGGTTTAAATAACTAGATAAAGCGTGTAATATTTCGTCTTGATCGATATGGTGTTTCCAATCGTCAATAGCAACTAAATATCTACCATCCTCATCCTCATCTTCCATTTGAGGTATATCCAAATAATCAGCTAACGTATCGTAAATGTCCTCACCATCTTCTTCGACAGCATCGTTTATGGTATAATAATATTTATTTGTTGATTTATTTAACAGAATCATCTCTTCACCATCATAACCAACACCATGAAAACTACCTTTAACATATTCACCCGACTTAGTTGCTCCCCCATCACTATTCCAAGGGGCGCTAGAATTATCAGAACCCATAGGGTAGTTATAGTTATCCATTTCACTTAACATCGATTTCAACTCACTCTCTGATATCTGATCCTTAGAACCCTTTTTGTTCTCCAGAATAGTTTTCATCTGAGATTCAGTTATCTTATATATTTTCTTAGACATAGTATTTTTATTTATAAATATATTGTTATTTCATTAAATTCTGGAATTCGTATATATTATTAGGTATTGGACTTAATTGATCAAATCCGTAAAAAGCAGTCATATTAGTCTGTTCTCTTATATTCTGATTCAAGACCAATGATTTATGACTAAAGCTATTTACAACGCTTTGGTTACCGTAACCACATATATAGTAATTAAGGTCGTCAACCTTACATATAAATAAAGATTTTTTGTAAATAGGGTGGTAAAAAATAGGGAATTCACCATCGTTAAATGATATTATACTAACCCACTTACCGCTATACCTATTAAATTGGTCCATAATAGGTGTATCCATATCCTTATAATCGATTAACGGGAAGTTTATTAGTTTAGATATAGCGGTTATTTGACACACTAAAGAGAATAATTTCTTGTACTTATCATTACCAGACTTTAACTCATGTACACCCAAATCATAAAATATTAAATTTTTTATGTATGACACACAATTATGTACATCCTTATTATCAAGGGTTATACCATCAAACCTATGTTTATTCTTAGCGAATACCTCTTCGAAATTAAATATACTCATAACACAAAAGTATATATTTATTTGTTTTAAAACAAACTTTTATTTAGATTTGACCCATGGAAAAAAAATACACTAAAGAACAACTCAAGTTCATTGAGTTTGACGGACCAGAATCCGTAATATTGTCAGCAACAGCTGGAAGCGGTAAAACTCATTCTACAGTTGGTAGATTAAACCATTTATTAGACAACGGTGTCGATCCATCTAGAATAATATTCTTTTCGTTTACTAATGACGCCGTAAATGAGTTAAGGAACAGAATAGATACTGGCGTTAAAATAACCACCATACATAGCTTCACTAGTAGCGTATTGGGTAAACTTGGTAGATTTAAACCAATAGTCACCTTTTACGATTTCATTTCTTGGTATAGAGAAAATATGAAACCCTCATTTAGTGATAGTAGAAATGCGAGGGAAGAATATTATAGGAATATAGAAAGGTTCTATGAAGATGGTAGTAACATATCATCGTCATTCTCATCGTATAAGTTACAGTTTTATGATGGGGTTAAATCACCAAAACCACCGTTCTATGATAACTACGTAGATTTCCTTAGGAAAACCAATAGCAGGGATTTTTCTGATATGTTAATAGATACCGAAAAACTATCCCAGTCACCCGAACATAAAGAATTCTTCAACGGTATGTACGATTACATATTTATAGACGAATATCAAGATACATCAACATTACAGATGAAAATACTATCGGCTATAAACGCTAAGCAATACTATATAATTGGTGATAAGAACCAATCCATATATGGATTCTCTGGTGCTAACTGCCTTAAGATAGAGTCTATACTAAAGAAAAAGAAAACGGTTGTTGAATTAACCTTAACCAAAAACTTTAGGTCTCATAAAAAAATCGTAGAGAACGCTAATAAATATAGTTCACTAGAAGCCATACCAGAATCTAGTGACGAGGGATTTGTTGATTATAAATTTATTAATAAAACTAAGTTATTTCAGATGTTAAAGGATGGTAAACCTTTAACGGTTTTAGTTAGGACTAATAAGGTTATTAAGGATATAGAAATGAAGTGTCTTAAAAAAAGATTACCGCTAAAATACTTTAATTACCTAACTAAAACGGATATTGATAAAATAAAGAAATCTGATCTAACTGATTCATTAAAGAAGAAAATAAGAGAGGTATTACCCTATTATAGTAACGATGTCAACGAATTACTAGCCTTTATAGAATTAAATAAAGAATCCGAAGTATTTATAACTTCCATACACAAAAGTAAGGGTAGGGAATTTCCTAGGTGTGTGGTTGTAAACTCAGCCGACCCCGAAATGTTATTAGAGTATGGTAGTTTAACCCATGAATTGGACGATTACTCTTTTATAACTAACGATGGTCTGGTTATAGAAGAAAGTAGAAATATACACTACGTAGCAGTAACAAGACCCAAAGAAGAATTGTATTTTATGATATATGATGATATTTGAAACAAAAAAAACCACCATTTAAATGGTGGTTTTTTAATTTAATTATTATTTTTTAATGTGTGTTTCTAATTAACACCAATAATAGCCTTCATCCTATTAACCGACTCGTAAATAGCTCCAGACTCAACATCGTCATAGTTTTTCATAGCCATTTCACCGTCTTTCTCATCCTCCATTCGCTTAATCATATCTTCTATTTCCTCGACACCTTCACTAGCCTTGTTTGAGAAGTTAGTCAATTTATCATAAGCTTTACCAAACCAGTCTTTAACAGAAGTAAACCATCCTTTAATTGAAGCCTCGTATATCTTAGAACCGTCAATAACTAGTTTACCCTTAACTTTACTAGCAACTTTAGATTCTTCTAATATTTGCTCTAAAACTTTTTTGGTGTTATCATTAACTTTAGTCAAAGCCGTCTCAAAAGCGTTCTTATAAGAAGCGTTCAACCTAGTTGATTGTTCGGTAACCTCAACTAATAAATTATCTATCTCTAATTTAAGTTTTTTACCAGGATCGACTTGACCACTAAAAACTTCCATTATTTCGGGTACTAAATCACTTTTAACACCCTCCAATTCAGATATAGATTCTTTGTACTCAACCAAAGCCTCATCTAATTTTGTCTGAATCACTTTTAATTCATTTATTTTATTTTTTATTGACTCATCTAAGTCAGGACTAAAAATTTCGTTTACGCTCATAATAACTTTATTTTAATATAAATACTAGATTTTTAAGTAAAGTTTGGTATATGTATATACATAGATAAATAAGTTATGGAAAGATTCAATAGCATGCGAGACTTTGAGAACGAAGTTCTAAAAAGAGCTCTGGCCAAAAAAAGTACTAAAAGTATATGTGGTACTAAGTGTAAGTCAAATACACCGAAAGCAAAGGTAAGAACTCACAAAGAAAAAGATTCAGTTCTACATATACAGGCGACTAACCTATCTACAGTAGCAAACCAATATTTAAACGATAATTTAAAAAGCACTAAGCGAGTTGCCCAAACCATTGATTTATCACTTATTGGTGAAAACGGTTCAAAGGTTACGATTAAAAGATCTAATCAATCAGGTTCATCAAGTGAAGTTAAAACTACAATGTCAACTTCTATTAAAATAGAGGGAAATGTGAGTTATGGTACAGCAAGTCTAAGCTCTACGGCTACTGCATCTTGGGGTGAAGAATCAACCAATGCGGAATATGAAAAAGAACAAAATGAACAAGAATGTGTTTTTACATTTAAAAAACAAGACGCTATAATGGAAATATACCATAATACGTATTCATGTTCAGAATCACCAATTCTAGATGTAATGTATACCTTTGATAAAGTAACTGTTAGGGTTGCTTGTACATATAAGGGTGAAAACGGAGAACCATATGATAGCGGCAGTCCAACCAGAATAGTAACCAGAACATATGATATGCAAGACTTAGGATTTGTAAATGGTAGAGTTATGATTAAAACACCAGTTATATTTGATTACTCTCAAGTAGACGAATGGCCAAGTATTTCTGAAAAAGCAAAAATAAAAAGGGCAGACATAAAGCGTCCAGTGCCGCCAACGTTAAAAAAATAAATTATGAAACTCGTCGATATAGTTAAAAGAATGTTAGTAGGTAGAGTTATACTCAGTTTTACTATTGTATTCTCGTTTTTTGGTGTAATCATCGGGATCGGACATGCAATGCATACTGACACTGAAATATCTGGCGAGTGGAAAGAAATATTGCTCTTATTATTAGGAGCGTTAATAGGAGCCTTTGGTAAAGTGGTTGATCACTGGTTCAAAGACTCTGATAAAGACAAACAACTAATTGAGGAGATTAGTAAAAAAAACAACGATGAAATATGATATTAAGAAAAGGAACAAAAGGAAATGAAGTTAAAGATCTGCAAGAATACTTGGGTATACATGCAGATGGGATCTTTGGTAAAGGAACTGAAGCGTCTGTTAAAAAATGGCAGTCTGATAATGGTTTGGACTCTGACGGTATTGTGGGTCCTGCCACTTGGGATGCTATGGGTCTTGCTACTACTGATGATTCAGAAAAAGTTTACACAACAGAAAATGGATTAATAATTAATAGACACTTTTTACCAAAGGGTGAATACTTAGAAGGTCCAACAAAAAAAGAATACTTATTCTTACACCACACTGCTGGTTGGAATAACCCTTACAAAACAATAGACTCATGGGGAAGAGACACTAGAGGAAGAGTGGCAACTGAGTTTGTTTTAGGTGGGCAGAAGGTTAACGATAATGATACACAATATGATGGTGTAATGGTTCAAGCATTCCCAGAGGGTGGTTATGGTTGGCACTTAGGAAAGAACGGATCTCAACATATGCATAATTGCTCAGTTGGTATTGAAGTTAATAACTTTGGTTACATTAAAGACGGGAAAACATATGCTGGGACTAGAGCACATGAGGATCAAATAGTTACTTTAGCAGAACCATTTAAAGGTTACAAGACATGGCACAGATATTCTGATGCTCAAATAGAATCACTAAGACTTTGGATGCACTTTATTGCAGAAAGAGATGGAATTGATATTAGAGCTGGTTTACCCGCATTAGTTAAAGAAAAAGGAGCAGATGCTTTCTTATTTAATGCAGACGCATATTATGGTAAAGTAAAGGGTGTTTGGACACATACTAATACGAGGAAAGATAAATTTGATATGTTTCCACAACAAGAATTACTAGATATGTTAACGAGCCTTTAAATAAAGTTATATCAATAAATATTTGGGTTTAAATACAATTAATTATGAATTTTTATATACCTTTATGACATGAGTTTTAATAAAAGATATATAAATAAGAGCAAAATAATACGAAACTTAGATAACTTAGATACCCTTTTTAGTAAAAAGATAGATGTTTTTTTGTTTGAGGATGTGGTGTCTGAGAAGATATATATTTCGTACCAAAAAAATCCAGATAATCTGAATACAGAGATATCATCATTATTAAGTGTTTATAAGTAACTTAAGGGTAAACCCATATATTTATTCTTAAAACAATGAATATGAATTTAGGTGCATCCGAGTTTCTAGAAGATCTTAAGGCCCAACTATACGATATAGTGTGTGAATATAATAACATATTAGATTCAATACCACCAGACCAATTTAAATATGATGTAACAGAGTCTGTTATGGGTAAATTAAATGGGGCCCTATATGATATAGAAACTATGTTAGATGACGTTGAGAGCGGACACTACACAACTTTCTTAGATGGTACCAATGATGAGGATGAGGATAATGAAGACGATTCCGATTTTTATTAATTGTTAAATAAAATCAACCCAAACTTATAACAATAAGTAGATACTTATATATAAAGAAATATGAGAGTAGGAATAACGCTAACTATTAAAAAAGATAAATCTTTATTTTCAAACGGACTAAGACAAAATTGTTTCATGTTATACGATGTTTTTAGTCGTATGGAGTCGGTATCTGATATCTATATCGTTAATACAAACTTTAAACTTAAAGGTAAAGAGTTAAAAGAGGTGAGTTGGGTGAAAGACTACAATGTAATAACCTGGAATAAAAATATTAAAGACGAATTAGATGTACTAATAACTTTAGATACCGTACCAGCAGAGAAGGATCTGGCACACTTCAAAGATGGTGGTAAAAATAAAATAGTTGGTTATAAAGGTGGTAACAGTTTTGTTATGCATACTGAAGATATATTATTTAATGGTAGATTTGGTGAGAATCCAGAAACAAAAAAACACGGGGTTATCATATCAGATCTATTCGATGAGATATGGATGGTACCTCAACAAGAGTATCATAACAAACAATATTTCGAGTTAACACATAATTGTGAAGCTAAATCAGTACCATTCGTGTGGTCACCTAAATTCATAGAAGAGTTGGTACCCCTATACGCTAAAAAGGGGTTAACACCACATTTTGATGATAAGAATTTTGATAAATGGAAAATAGCCTCAATAGAGCCTAACTTAAGTGTACTAAAAAACCTCCTACCCATAATATACTCATGTGAATATGCTTACAAGAAGAACCCAGAGTCTATACATGAGATCAACATAATGAACACCACAAAACTATTAAAAAATGAAACTTTAGTTAGTATCGTAAACACATTCAAATCACATAAAGATAAGAAAATTATATTCGATTCTAGGTATAATATAGTATATACACTTAGTAAGTTTGCTGATATGATTGTATCGAACCAGTGGGGGAACGCACTTAATTATGCTTATTTAGATACGGTATATTTTGGTACACCATTAATACATAACGCACACCTATGTAAAGATATAGGGTATTACTACGAAGATTTCAATATGAAAGATGCTGGTGATTTAATATTAGAGGTTATAGATAAAAGGAAATCCGATAAAGATTATACAGCCAGAAATCGTGAGATAATAAAAAGATATACGATTGAAAATAAAGAAATGATAAATCAATATGAGTTACTACTAAAAAACTTATTCGAAAAAAATGAAATAAATGGTAAACAATATGATTGGAAAACTAATTTATTGAAATAATTAGTATATAATATATCAGAACCCCTCTTAGGATAGTCTCCTTGGACCGAGGACTTAGAGAAATCTAGGTCCTTTCTTTTTATCTATACTTCGCCAAAACACACGTATAAACAATACATTTGGCGAGTTATAAAATGTTTTAAATAAAAAAAAGGGTGAGATTTCTCCCACCCTTTCTGTACTTATATAGTTAATCTATTATTTCCCGTCACTTGGATATTCAGTTACATAAGAAACTGCTTTGTTAATCGCTAATACGATACCAACACCAGTACTTAACATGTAAACCTGAGCAGACTCACCTTCCTGTAGAATCAATTGATTACCACCGTAAGGGCTACCTGAAAGTGAACCAAAATCAAGCACTAACTGAGAACCAGAAGTATTATCACCAGCTAAATCAGCAACGATGAACGTACTTATTGAACCTCCTACAGCAGAACTCATATCAATTGTTACTGCTGGCTCAGCAGGTGCGTTAACAACGATTATAGCTGGAGCGTTTACGAAAGAATCGCTAGCCGATGTAACATCGTACTTACCACCATCCAAAATCATAGTTGGGTTATTAGTTAAAGTCTCTAAAGAAGTATCAGCAGCAGCTCTATCAACTAATTCAGTAGATAAGTCACCTTCTAATGCAGTTACATCACCTTCGATGTCACCAGCTCTAGTACTTAATGAAGTATCAGCAGCAGCTCTATCAACCAATTCAGTAGATAAGTTATCTTCGATAACTCCTTCAGCAGTCTCAGCTCTTAGTTTCTCAACAGATACAGCAGCAGATAACTCAGCGTCATCAACGTAAGTCGCATCTAATGTAGCTAATACAGTATCGATAGAAGAAACTTCGTTAACTACCTCAGTAGATAATGCAGTTACATCACCTTCGATATCACCAGCTCTAGTGCTTAAAGAAGTATCAGCAGAAGCTCTATCAACCAATTCAGTAGATAAGTCACTAATAACATCGTCGAGTTTTCCTTGTAATACAGTATCAGCAGCAGCTCTATCTACTATTTCAGTAGATAAGTCACCTTCGATATCACCAGCTCTAGTGCTTAAAGAAGTATCAGCAGAAGCTCTATCAACCAATTCAGTAGTTAGGTTATCTTCGAT